GGGACATCATAATTACGCAACATAACAAACGGCTGACCAAACGAGTATGGCATTGGGATTGGCTTGACCAAGAAGTTTTCTGCACCTTCACAGAACACACTCATTGATTTTGCGGCAACATCATAGAACTCAAAAATTTCGGCGTAACCTTCATTTTTGTCGTTAATCTTTTTGCGGCTTGGGTCATCGGCATAACGGCTAACAGCCATAATCTGCACTTCGTCCCTAGCAACTTTGGTGTAACGCTTATCGTTTTTAACATCAGCAATAGGGCGGCGGATACGCTGAGCAATCCATTTGATGTCACGCATGCTGGTTGCATCAGGGTCCACGAACACATCCATAGGGCTAACACGCTCTGCGAAAGGGCTGTCCTCTAGGATTATGGTTGTGGATGTCATTTCTCCACCCTCTACAGGGTCAGATACTTCTGTTTCCTGTCCAACTGTTTCTTCTTCAACGAAACGATATCCACTCTTAATCCAACCATGACCACAAATCAAAGAGTCTTTTACTGCACGGCGGAACTCGGTACGGATATCACGATGCTTCCACCAATAGTTGACAACCGCTTCAGCGATGACAGCGTTGGCTGCGTTTTCTGGTTTAACAGCGTTAACAGCAATCTTAGGGAAGTTAACTGAAATGTTTGGGGCAATAATGTTAACAGTTGCAAAAGCAATATTAACTAGCAGTCTGTCCTCGTCACGATAGTCCTCATATTGATGACCTTTATATAGGTCTGTGAGCCTACGCCAAACAGCATCATAACCTTCGTCTTTACGCCAACGCTTAGATGCTTCTAAGCGTTGCTTGTATGCTTTAAGTTGGTCTGCTGCTGATTTCTTAGCCATTATTTTGTCCTTCTAACATTCTTAGCCTTTGAGGCAACACGCTTGGCAGCGAGTTCACGCTCAGCCTTTTCAAACGCCTGACTAAAACCTTTTGTAGTTCCATAATGAGCCTTGTAAGCATCTTTAGCCCACCAAACAGCATTATCTCTAGCCTTCTTTGTGTTACCAGCCTTATATGCGGATTTCAAAGATTTGTTTACATATAGACGCAACTCACCTTTAATAGGTTTAATGATGTCATCTATTCCTCGTTTTTTACTTGCCATCTTTTTGTCCTTCATGCCAACCAATATGGTTATCCAGTTTGCTACCTATTTTGTCAACCTTAGACCCGATAACCCGAAGAAGGACTTGCCCTTGTGCGTGTTGGTCGGTGTTTTCTTTACGAAGTTTTTGTAAGACAACCACGACTGGTCCCATGATGACGGCAACGATGATTGGGACCCATACGGATGAAAGCATGATTCATTACATCCAGTTCGTGACTGGCTCTGCGTTGTACCCGTTGATTTTAGCCTGTTCCACAGTTTGACGCTGACGCTCAGCGACAGTAGGACCATGAAAATCTTCTTTACCATAAGTGAATCCCAATCTGACGGTTTTAATATGACATGCAAAACAGACTTCGCCCCTGCGGGGAAGTTCGTCTGAAACAAAGGTTTTGTCACAATTTGTGCATTTAAACATCATAATAGTACTGAATCTGTTCCTAAGATTAAAAAGGTGTTCGTTTTCTTACATTATGGGAACCAAGAAACATCCGATTCTCACCCTGACCACTAAAAAGGTGTTGCTCCCACCACATTAAACTATTCTTTGGCAAAGAAACATCACCACGATATTCAGGCAACCAAACATACTTCAACATCTGGTTGGCGATAGCCAAACTTATAATTCTGTCGTCATGTGGGCTACCAGACATACGACCATTCTCCTTGCGAACAAATGTTCGCAACTCGCCCAAAGTCTTAGCACACAATATGATTATACCCTCATCACGGATAGCGGCACTAAGTTCGTCAATAGCCAACGGCTTACTAGAGGATGTGGTTCTCCAACCCAACACATCACTAGGGTCAGCACGGACAGCATTAAGGCGGCGTTGTTTATAAAGATTCTTATAACCATGCTTCTGTGCAGCCTTCAGGGTTGTCAGACCGTGGTTGTTGCTTTCAATACCCAACAAACCTGTGTTGTACCACCAACCTATTTCAGCCAACAGTTCACCAAACAAGTCAGGTTCAATATGTCCATGCCAATGAGCAACCACTAGCCCTGTGGCTGCGTCAACTACATGGGCGGAACTGTAGTCACCATAACTAAGTCCTTCAGCGACATCGGCTCCAATCACATATGTTCCACCAATCTCAGGATGGGACCAAACTTCTAGTTCACCGTTTTCTTGAAAACGGAACTCACCATTACCATCAGAATATAAATGATAGTAACCAACATGACCATCCTCTGGTTCCATGCTGTTCAGCATGTCAATATCAAAAACAGGGTTACCTGATTTGATGAACGCCTCCTCAGGGAAGCGTGGATATTCTTGGTGCATCTGCCAAGATTGCATGTTACGGCTCTTAGCCTCATACCAATCTTCGTTACGCTCACCATCAGCATCCCAAGGATAAAAGATTCCTTTAAACTTGTTTGACCCTGTTTGTGAACCAACCCACAGTTGATGAAAAAAGTTTCCCGAACCATTAGCAGTGGACAAACCAACAACACGACCACCGACATCGGTAATAGGTTCAATAGAAGCCCACGCTTCTTCAGGGTTAGGCAAAAACGCCCACTCGTCCACAATAACCAAATACACCGACTCACCACGAGCAGGGTCGCTGCCCGATGGTAGCGACTCAATAGCAGACTCGTTATCAAACATCATTTTAAGTTGATGGTCAGTAGTTTGCCTAGGTCCACGCTCTTTCATCCACTGTGGAATAAAACGGTAACCATACTTGCTCTTGGCAAGCAACTTTACAGATTCACGCTCGGTACGGGACAACATAACAACAAAACGGTCAGGAGCAAAGAACACCAACCAGAAAGCGTATGCGGCAGCCAAAGTAGAAAACCCAATCTGACGGGCTTTCAACACAATTGTGTAACGCTCTGACATCCAAGTTTTAACTGTGTCAATTTGCGAGTCACGCAAATTAAACTTTATACGACCCTTCTCAGGATGTTTAATACACCAAAAAGTTTCACAAAAATATGTGAAAGCCTCTAGTTGTTGTTCAATTGTTGCTTTCTCAGGACCACGACATTTCCTCCACTCTTTTTCATTTATAAGTGCGTTTAAATCCATGTAGGTTCACCACCCCATGGACCGAAACCATCACCATAACGATTATGAGCATAATCATAAATAGCCATAAAGGCTTTAGCAGAGACAACAGGATTATAAAGTTGATGGCATTTGTTTAGTACACCAGCATCCTGAAGGAAACCCTGTTTCGTGTATCGGTTTGGTTTACACCAAAACTTGTTAATCTGAAACAACCCAACCGAACCACCATTAGGGTCCTTGCGGTTAATGTTCTTAGACTTACATCTGGATTCACGCCACATAATATAGTCCACTTGAAGAATCATTTTATCGCTATCTGCAATAATGCGAGTAATGCCTTCCATTTGTGGACACCTGAGGTTCAGTGGTTTCTTTGCAGAAACACTGGTGGGTGAAAAAAACATGCCAATAATTAATGAGATAACAAAAAATTTCCTCATAATTTCCTATCTGTGCAAACAATTGCACATCGGGGATATTACTTGCTAGATTCCTTCCAAGCCACAACGGCTTCAGGTGTAGCATCACCTGCAACATAACGAATATGCCAAGGTTCGGCAGGAACTACTTCCCAACTAAAACCAAACTTGGCAATGTTATTAAACATCCATTCCAAAATCTTACCATTAGCACCAGCGACATCCACCGCAATACCCAACATATGTTTAGAACAATTCTTTGGGTCATCATTAGGAGCCGCTAAAGGTGCAAAACCTTTTTTAAGATACCATTTAACACCATTCCAAGTGCGTGTCACCGCACCAGCAATAGGTTCCTTCTGATATCTTTGAACAAAACCTGCGGTTTGCTGTGCAATACTGCGGAACATGTCACCTGCACTACTGGGAGATAACTTTATGCCATCAACCTTAGCAGCAGCAACCATCGCTTCCCACGCATCAGCCGCACACAACTCTAATTTACCACCACCCGAAACCTTACGAAGCATGCTAGGGAGAACCTCAGACGGTTTTTTACCTTTTAGATGCTGGCAAGATTTAACGGGGGTGATAAACAGTTTCATTACTTTGTTACAGCCTTAGCAACTTTCTTGGCTGCAATCTTCTTAGGGGTTGCACCAAACGCTGCATTAATTTCATCTCTGGTAAGAACACCATCAATGCTTGCCTTTGCAAGTTGTTCTGCAACCTTGAAAATGGATACTGCGCCAGCGATAAGAGCCGACTTCCACACTTCTAGGTCTGGGGCGATAATTGCAGCACCAGTTACCACGCCAAGGGCGTTGGTAAGAAAAAGTGCAACAATTCTTCCTGCAATGTCTTTTGCCTTATTCATTTTTCTCCTTAATAAATACACCAACAAGGTGTACGGTTAATGCTACTAGGGTAATTTGCCAACCCAAAGAACGGGTATTGCCAGACAGGGTAATTAAAACCATGCCTGTTCCAGCCAAAGTCCAAGTAAGACCATGAATCTCAGAAAAAAACCTTTTCACCTTAATAGGCTAATTGTTCTATGGGAACTTCCTAGAACCAACAGCAGCCATTGCTGCACCAGCAGCAACAGCAATAAGGGTTCTGCGAGTATCAACAGGCACATTAGAACCCACAGGAACATAATCCCCTAGGTCCGAGGCAAAGATGTCAATACTAGTTTCAAACTGTGTACGAATATCCTCAGGGGCAGACTGAACAGCCTCAATCAATTCAGAAACCTGCTCAACAGTCAACTCATCAACCTGTAACGCCTCAAATACCTTCTCAGCATTGTCCACGCTAATAACAGACAAAACTTCTGGGCTTGTGGCTAAAGCCACAGCCTGCTCCTGACTAGGTTCTTCCTGACTTAGAATTTCATCAACAACCTGTTCAACTTGTTCAGGTGTTAACTCCTCTAAGGCTTCTTGTAATTCCTCAACAGTAGTTGCTTCAGCAATCAGAGCAATCACTTCTTCCTCCGCCAATGGCTCTAAATTTGGCTCCAAATCTGGCTCTAAGGTTGTGGTAGTATCTTCAGGTGCTTCAGTCGTTGTTATCTCTGGTTCAGTTGTTGTGGTTGTTTCTGGTAGAAGCGTCACCTCTGGCATGGGTTCCTCTATTGATGTGCTTGTGGTCCCTGTCTCGGTTGGTTCTGGCTCTACAGGAACGGAAGGCTCAACAGGTTCTGGCTCGGATATTTGAGGAGGTGAAATAGATGTTGATGTTTGTGGCGTTAGTTCTAGCGTGGTTGTTGTCGTTGCTAAAAAAGAACTAGTTGTTGTCGTAGTTAAAATAGATGTCGTACTGGTCGTTGTGCTGGTTGTTGATGTTGAGGTTTCTGGAACTGTCGTAGAAGTCGTGCTGGTGGCAAGGACAGTCGTTTCGGGGACAATAGTAGTAGTTGTCATCGTTGTTGAAGTCGTGGATGTTGTTGTAAATTCCCATAATGAAAGATTACTTATCGTTAAGTGACCAGCCTTACAGCATGAATCAATTGAATATTGTCTGAAAGTAAATATATCACCAGCAGTAACAGTAACCGTTTCTGTTCCCGAAGCCTGATTTTGCTGTGTCAATAAAGTATAAACATTATTTACACCATATTGTGGTGGGTCATAAACCCACCCATCATGCGTCCAATACGACCAATCAAAAGAAACGCTAAGGACACCTTCAGGAATTGTGGTTTCAATTTTAACCCAATTAGCCCCACCACACCCACCACCATCAGGTCCAGTAAGAACAATACTGTTATCAACTACATTTACAAAACCTGTGGCACAGGATTGCGAAGCGGTCCAGTCGCCTAAGCCATCTGCTTTAGCAACCGATGACCATAATGCCAGTAACGCTACTGGAACAAAGATTATCCAGCGAGAACGCATACTTCCTCAAACAAACTCATTGCTCTAGAAAAACTAGGTGCTAACTGCATTTCCTGAATAATCTCGTTATAACCAGACTTGTCTTTAGTTTCATTATAAAAATATTTAAAATTAGTATCATGTATTTGAACTTCACAAAACCGACCTATAAGACCAATTGGGTCATTAACCAAATAATCAAAAGTAAACATTTTAATGTTATTATCAAAACACTTTTGATAATACGCACAATACCATTCAAGAACTTTTTCTGCTCTATTAGGGCGTACATCTTTTTCGTAAACAATCCAAGATGGAACACAATCCAATGGATTTCTAATTATCGTAAAAGAATCTTTATGTTTTGTTAACAGATGGGCGTTATGTCCAACCCAGTTAACACCAACCGATGAAGCATTTTTTCTGAATGTTTCTACTAGAAAAAAATTACCAGACCTAGGAAAACTGCCAAAAGTTACAGTTGCCACTGTTGGGTTTCTTCATCCCAAATCCATACACCATCTTCTGTTGGTCTAGCAATAGGTGGTTGCCAATCATTGTTTGAATCCAAAGTCCAAGAAGGAAATGGTTGAGGATAAACAAACTCATTACGAACAGGGTCATACGAACCACCAACAAACGCAGGAGACTTCCTAAAGTTAGCGTTATAAGATGTTAAAATCCAATTAGCAGGTTTTATGGTATTGCAAAAAGCAATACCTTTTGCTTCGTTTTCAACACCATCAA